ATGAATTGCTGGAATCATATAAAATTTTATACAATGTAGTATATGCTGATAACAAGAAAGCTATGAAATGGTTAGAGACATTAGGCTTTGAATTTACTAGGTATCATGAAGAGTATGGAGAACATAAAAAACCATTCTATGAGTTTATGAGGATAGCCTAATGTGTTTTGTTGCTGGTCTATTAGGTATAACTGGTGCTGCTGGTAATCTTTTTAACGCAGCTTTAGCTCTTAGTGCTGTAACAGGTGTTGCTGGTGCAGCTTCTAAAAATAAAATTGCTAGACAGCAAGCTTCATACGCATATCAAGCAGCAGAAAGAACAGCTTTATCTGCGGATGCTGCTCTTACAGCACAACAAGAAGCACTTAATTCACAACTGTTAGAAAGACAGGCAGATGCAGGACAAAAAAAATTAGGTAAAACTATTGAAGGATTACAAGCTAGAGGTAGAGTAGCAGCTACAGAAGGCAGATCAGGTAGATTAATTCAGTTAATACAAATGGATGTTGATAGACAAACAGCTAGAATAAGAGAAGGTATTCAACAATCATTGGAATCTGCTGAAGCACAGTATGGAAGAGATGTTGCTGCTATAGTTGCACAAAGAGATAGTCGAAGAAATCAAGCTATGGATATACAAAATAGAGGATATACACAAGCAATGCAAAACTATCAAGGACTATTACCAACTATTGCTAATGTTGCTTCAACAGGTCTGCAAACTTATTTAGCTGTTAAATGACTTATTCAGGTTTTCAATCATTTACATCACCTAGAGATACTTTTGTTACGCAGAGTACACAACCTGCTATTAATACTCAAGACTCTCTTTCACAAGTTGCACAAGCATTATCAATTATAGAACCTCAATTACAAAAGTTTATTGTAAGCAAAATTACAGATATTAAAGAGACTGAAGTTGCAGAAGCAACTGCTGAAGGTAAAAAAGCAGGACAGAATTATACTGCCCAAGAAAAGTTGTTATATCCAGAACAAATTGATTTAGAAACAACACAAGGACAAATTGCACAAAAACTAAATCAACTTACAAAAGCTGGTAATGAAGCAGAGTCTAAAGAATTAAGAGCTAATAATCCTTGGTACAAACAAGCTTTTTATAAAGCAAAATCAGAAACACTTGGTAAAAACTTATCTGCAACATGGCTTAAAGATTTAAAGGAATATAGAGTAGTAGATCCTCAAGATGGACAAGAAAAATCACTAGCAGCATTTCCTTTTTCAAGTCCACAGGTACAGGAATATATAAGTACTAGAAGAAATGCAAGAGTAGAGCAATTAGATATGCCTGAATTTTATGTTAGAAGATATTTTTTACCTGCATTAGAAACTGGTATAGAAGGATTTCAGGCAGAACATCAAAAATTAAGGACTAATTTAAAACTAGATAAATTAGAAAAAATAAATCAATTAGGTTTAGAAGAAATAATTAGTACTTACCTTATAGACGAAACAAAAAGCAAAGAGTTTATTAAACAAGAATTAAAATTATGGACTGATAATTTGCGTAGTTATTACGTTGGTAAGGATTTTACAGAACAGATGGGTAAATATACAGATTATATAATGAATTATGCTTTAAGTATTGCAAGTGAGAAAGGAGCAGGAGCTAATCGTTTTAATGATGCAAGACAATTTTTAAATGATTTTACAAGTTTGTTTCCTACTTATTCATTAGGTACAAGAAAAGTTAAAAATGCAGACGGAACTATAACTTTAAAGACTGTTGAGAACAGAAAAAATTCTATAACTAATACAAAAGATTTTTTAAAAAAAATTAATACAGCTAAAGCATCTATAGATAAATTAGAAAATAGATTTTTAGACTACAAAGATAAGATACAACCAGAAATTGATATACAAAAAGCTAGAGATCTTTTAATAAATTCTGAAGCACCTCTTAGTCAAGAAGACGTAAATGAAGGTATAACAACTTTACAGGCAAAGCGAGAAAAAAATCAGCAAGAACTAAAAAAACTTATATCTAGCGATCCAAAAGTTGCAAAGTTTATTAAAGATAATCAAAATGTAATTACTTCTAAAAATAAAGAAAGACAAATATTATTTACGGAAAGAGTAGCAAACGGAGAAATTCGTAATGAACAATTTGGTATAGCACATATAAATTTAATATATGAACAAAGTTTAAAAACACCACAAGATACAGAATGGAAAATAAAATCTTTAAATAGTATTAGAAAAGATGTTGCAGAGAATAGAAAAGTAGCTGAAGAATTATCATCAGATGTTATTGCTAGATTTAATAAAAGATATATAAATAGAAAAGAATTATCAGCAGCAACTTTAGACAAAATAGAAAGTATAACTGAACAATTACCAAGAGATATAAATGAATTTTATACAACAAAAAAACAATTTAATAATGAAGTTAATGCAGATGGTGTTCAAGTCATAAGATACCCAACAGAAGATGAACTAAGAGATTTTGTAGAAGCAAAAGAACAAGCTGCTAATAATATATTAAATGGCATAAGACAAGTTGAGGCAGGAGAAGGAACTAAAAAAAATCCACAATTTAGAACAGCAACACAATTACAGCTAGATGAAATTGTAGATAACAGACAACAAAATAGAAGTGTGTTATTAACAGCTAGACAATTAAAAACAGATGCACCTTTTGTTGATGGCAAACAAAGTAAGCCAACTTTAGAAGATGTTGCAGAACAATATAGTTATGGTGAACCAATTACAGTTGATGGAATCATGGGAGGATTTTTCTTGCCAAATGGTGACTTTGATGAAGAACAAAAAGAAGAACTAAGAGTGTTATTAAATTATGTACAAATATCTGATGAACAAATAAAACAATTTGGATTGGTTGATAAAGGAGTTTTAAGTACAGACAGATTAAATGAATATGAAAGTCAAAAAATTATAACTAATATTGATGAACAATCCAACCAAGAAGATAATAAAACAGAAGAAGAATCATCTGCAACAAATGAGACTAATAATAATACAACTACAACAACAGATAGAGTCGAGAATGAAAATGAGAATGAAATAAAAAATATTAATGATCGACAAGATATTATTGATCCAGCAAATCTAAATAAAGCTAGTCTTAATACAATAGGAAATATTGCTAACAATGTTATCAATACTTTAACTGGTACTCAAAGTGCTGACGCTGGCACATTAGAAAATAAACCTAAAACATCTACAGAAGACAAATCAGTTAGATATAAAACTTCTTTATCAAATAAAAAAATTATTAATGCAACAGATGTAGATATAAAAAGCAAAAAAGAAGAACCTAATGGTGTGAAGTTACAAGAACATAATTTTCCTATTTTTTATAAATTAGCAAAAGAAGCAGGTCATAAATTCCCAGAATTAACTGCTGCACAAGCAATGGAGGAAACAGGTAATGGAGATTCACCATCAGGAAGAAATAATTATTTAGGTCTTAAAGCTAATGAATTTCAAATAAGAAGAGGTCAATCATCCTTATTAGATACAGAAGAAGATTTTGGTAAAGGTAATGTACCAGTTAAAGATAACTTTACAGATTATGATGATATGAGAGATCAATTTATACAATACAAAGAAGAATGGCAAGAGCCATTTAGAGGTAGAAAAGGTATTGTTAGTGTAGATACACCTGAAGAAGCCTTAGATCTTATGCTAAGTGATCCACAGGATATGTATGCTACAGGCAAAGGTTACAAACAAAGGATTCTTCAGATTATTGAAGAAGCAAAACAAGATCCACCTTTATTTTAAAAATGACAAACACACCAATGAATCTTAATAACTCAGTAGATGCTGAAGTAGATACAGAAGTAGCAGATATTGTAGAAGATACTAAACAAGAAATAAAAACAAACAATGAAGCAATATTACAACCAAAACCAAAGCCATTTAATAATTCAGAAGTACAAGAAAAACAGAATCAAGAAATAGTTAAAGATCAAAGAAATAAAGAAATTGAAAACAGCATAGATAAATCTTCTGATACAGAAGTTACAGATGAACAGAAATATATAGAAAGCTTAAAAATAGCAATGGACAAAGAGATAGATGAATTTAAAGCAAGCAATCCAGATGCTAAAACATTTGGTGAATTTAGAGAACAACAACGTGCCAATTTTGCATCTCGTATTTATAGAGGATTAATTAATGGAAATATACAAAATATAAATAATATCTATGAATTAGGAGATGATATTGTTGATTATCTTTTAGGAGATTTATATGACACACAAAGGACTCCTGATTTTGAGTTAATACCTTTAAAAAAACCATTAGATGAAAGAACAAAAATAAGCCAACTGTTAGGTGGTTTTACAGAAACTCAAGCAGATAGAGATAGTGTTGCTTATGGCATATCCAAAGGGTTATCACAATATTTATTACCAGCGTTTAAAACAGCAGGTTTTTTAAAATCAATAGGTCTTAAAAGGTTTCAAGCTGGTTTAGCTAGTACAGCAGTTGGTACTTTTGCTATAGATCCTTATGAAGATAAGCTTTTTAATTTTTTAAAAGACAGAACTGATTTAGCACCTTTAATATATGACGTACTTACATCACCAGAAAAAGTAGGAAAGGATGGTAAATTAAAACCTGCTGACGAGAGATTACAAGCTAGGTTATATTCATTAGCTAATGATTTTATTACAGGTGAAATTTTGTTGCCAGTAACAGCCAAGACAGCTAAAGGAGCAACTAAGCTATCAATAAAAGCTATTCAAAAAACTGGCTTGGATAAAGCTTCAGCAAAAGTATTATTTGGTTTGAGAGACATTACAAAAGATAGTGTTGGTAAAGCTGGTAATGAAATGGTCGATTTCTTTATGGATCAAATTTATAAAATTAAAAGTGGTAGTAAAACACAAAGAAATCGTTTTGTAGCAAAAATTAGAGATGCAATACAAAAAGATGGTACTGATATAGCACAAGACGTTTTTAATAGACAAGAAACTAATTTAGTAGAAAGTTTAAATTTGTATATGAAAGGTCTTAAAAATAATCCTCTGCTTCAAAAATATTATATAGGAGGTGACGGACAATCTCTTAGTGGAGTTCCTTTAAGAGGATCTAAAATACAAAGAACATTTAATGCTAAAGATCTAAATAGATATTTTAAAGGTAAAAAAAGAGATGAAGCTTTTGGAGATAAGAAAGCAATAGTAGATTTTATTATGGCTAGAGGAGAAGCTATAAAATCACAAATTAGTCCAAGAAGTAGAACTTGGAACTCAATGAAAACAAAAGCAAGAAGTCAATTACCTTTAGACACAATTAACGTAATGAGTGATTTTGTAGAAAGTTTTGGTAAAGGTGGTGAATTTGATTTAGAAGCTTCAATTATTGCTTTAAATGATTTAGTAAATGAAAGTGCAATAGTCTTAAGAGATTTAACACAACAGATGGATGATGCTTTAGTTCTTAAGAAAAATGGACAGTTTGATAGCAAGCATTATGACATTTTAAAAAATGACTTTGCATTTAGCTTAAAGTTTATGGATAGTCTTTTAAATATTAAACGTCAGTCTATAGCTCCTATCTCAAGAGCTTTATCCTTAAGTAACGTAACTTCTGGTAAAGCACCTAGAGGTGGATTAAAAACTTTATTGGATTTAAAAGAAGAGGATGCTTTAGTACAGCAAGCAGCTAGAGATAATAGAATACAAAATGCAAAAGATATGATAAATCCTGATGATCCTTTAGGTGAATTTGATATTGAAGACATTTTAAATCTTGCAGATAGTGGAGATATAAAAGCAGTACAGCAGCAAATAAGAAGATTAAATTTAGCAGCAACAAATCCAAGAGCTTTAAAATTAATTCTTAAAGCACAAAATGGTACAGGAATTATAAAAATAAGTAATCATTTATTTATTAATTCAATATTGTCTAATCCTATAACACATCAAGTTAATATGATTTCTACTGGTATTAATACTTTTGGAAGACCAGTAGCTAAATTTATAGGAGCAGAAGGTAACGATACAAGATTAAGAGCAATGAAAGAATTGCAGTACTTATTTAGCACAATGCAAGAATCTACTAAAATGGCTGCTTTTGCTTTTAGAGCAAATAGAAATATTGTAGATGCTGGTGCTTCTATTCTTGAAGGCAAATCTGCTGAAAGATTAATGATGGATGGATGGACAGGTACAAGAGGTGCTTTAGGTAGAGCATTTATGGATGGTTACGGTATTCCTAGCAGATTCTTAATGGCTGAAGATGAACTCTTTAAACAAATGAATTTTAGGTCTTATCTAAGAGCAGAGATATGGGAGAGAACTCAAAGAGAAATTGAAAGAGGTACACGAAAATTTGCTACAAGAGCTAAATATAATGAATATGTTAATAAACAATTTGACAGTATTATATCTGTTATCAATAGAGAATCTATGGAAGGTAAGCTTTCAAAGAGAAATTTAGAGTTAATGGAAAGAGCAAGACAATATGCAGCAGAAGCTACATTTACAGAAGATTTACGCAAAGGATCTGTTTCTGCTAATTTTCAAAATCTAGTTAATGAGTTTCCTATAGCTAGACAAATAGTACCTTTTATAAGAACACCATTAAATATTTTAAAACAATCAGCTAAAGCTAGTCCTGCTGCTTTATTAGCTGAAGAATTTCCTAACCAATTTGGTTGGATGAGAAAAGCAAGTTGGATTGATGAGCATATAAGAGAAATCAATTCACCTGATAAACAAGTTAGAGCATTTGCTAGAGGTAGATCCAGAATGGGTTCATCTTTATTTGCAGGTGGTTTAGTTTTTGCAGGACAAGTAGATAACCCTGAAGCACCAGTAGCAATTACAGGAGGTCTTCCTAAAAACAGACATCAACGAGAAATTTTATTAGCTACAGGTTATCAACCTTACTCAATAAGATTATTTGCAACAGAAGAAGATATAAAAAAATATGGTGAAAAAGGTACAGCTTATGAAGTTGTAAAGGGTGAAAATGATTCTATTAAATACATTAGAGGTGCAGATGGCAAAATTAAATATAAATATATTAGTTTCAAAAGATTAGAACCTTACGCAGGTTTTTTAGCTTTGGCTGCTGATACTTATAGAGTTGGTGGATATTTAGTTAATAGAGAAGAAAACAAATTAAAAAACGAAGCTTTAAATCAAGTTTTATTAGCTGCTATGTATGACAGCACCATAGATAAAACATTTATAAGTGGTATAGCTGAATTATTTCAAATGTTTGAAGAACCATATAGATTAAACTCTTTTATTACAAAAAGAATTGCACAAACTTATGCAGTACCTTTTTCTAGTGGACAAAAATTTATAAAAAATGTTTTAAATACAGGAGCATTTGGTTACGAATCAGATGGAAATATAAGAATGGATAAACGTGTAGCTAAAGGCGAATTTGAAGGAGACTATAACCCACTTATATTTGCACAAAGATTAGTAAATGAACTAGCAGGTTTAACACCATACGGAGATGCAAAAGCTAGACCTTATCAAAATCATATTTCAGGTAAATATTCTATTGTACCTTCTGGTTTTGGTAGAGATGAATGGAATGTTTTATTGGATGGTTGGTCAACAGATACAGTTTCAATAAATGATCCAGTTATGACAGTATTATCGGAGACAGGAGGAGAGTTTGCACCACCAACTGATGTATTAATTAGTGAAGATGATAGAGGTGAAAGCTTAGAATTAGATAGTACTGAATTAGCAAGCTTAATATATGCTACTGCTACTTATACAAAAGGTGCTTTAGGTTTGCGAATGTATGATCGTATGGACAACTATATAAAAAACAATCAATTATTAATACAATTAATGAGAATGAATGTTCGTGATTTAGAAGTAGAAAATTTACCTTCTGATTTAAAATCTAAAATATCTACATTATTAAAAATTACACCTGATATTTTAGAAGAAGATTATAATTCAAAAGCTTTAAGAGTAGAACTTATACACAAAGCAAGAGAAAAAGTTAAAACAGATTTAAGTAATATTCATAAAGAATATAAAGAAGACGCTAAGAATTTTTGGATAAATAATGAATTTAAAAAAGAATCACCTGAGAAATATGAAAGATATATTGAAAGAAAGAGGAAAACTAATCTAATATTTGATACTCTTATATCAGATAGTAGAAACAAAATTTTAGAAGATTTTGCTGCTCTTAATCTATTGAGTTAATTATGGCAACCAACACCACAAATACGTTTACTAACCACACAGGTAATGGAACTGAAGTAAATTTTTCTATTAGTTTTACATATATTTCTAAAACAGATATTGATGTAACAGTTGGTGGTGTTTTAAAAACTCAAGGTACTCACTATACAGTAAACGGTCAGCAGATTACATTTACTTCTGGTAATACCCCTGCTAATGGTGCTGCAATAAAAATACAAAGAGATACAAATATAAGTGTAAAGACAGTTGATTTTCAAGATGGTAGTGTACTTACAGAAGCAGACTTAGATAGCAATACAAATCAAACTTTATTTGCACAACAAGAGATACTAGATAAATTAGGAGGAATTGAAGAAGGAGCAACCGCAGATCAGACAGATGCAGAGATAAGAACTGCTGTAGGTAATGCAAGTGACAGTAATATTTTTACAGATGCACTAAAAAGTAAATTAGATGCAATAGAAGCCAATGCAACCCAAGATCAAACCGCAGGTGAGATAAGAACACTTGTAGAAAGTGCTAGTGATAGCAACGTGTTTACTGATGCAGACCATACTAAATTAAATAATATAGAAGCTAATGCAACTGCCGATCAATCTAATGCTGAGATAAAGACAGCTTATGAAGCAAACTCAGATACAAATGCTTTTACTGATGCAGAGAAAACAAAACTAGCAGGTATATCGGCTGGTGCAGGAGCAACTTCATTTACTGGATTATCAGATACCCCTGCAAACTTTACAAGTGCAGCAGGTAAGACAGTTAAAGTAAACAGTAGTGCCAATGCTTTAGAGTTTGTAGATCAAATATCAGACGTTGTAGGAGATACTACACCGCAGTTGGGAGGAGATTTAGATGTACAGACGAGAGAAATAAATACATCACAGTCTAATGCAAATATAAAATTAAACCCTAATGGTTCTGGTGCAGTAGAAGTAAAAGGTGATGGCAGTAGTAATAATGGAAAGGTACAACTTAATTGTTCACAAAATAGTCATGGTGTAAAAGTAGAATCCCCAGATCATTCTGCTGGACAGTCTTATACTATGAAGCTACCTGATAACCAGATAGCAGCAGATAAATTTTTAAAAGTAAAAAGTATTTCTGGTTCTGGTGCAACTGCTGTAGGGCAGCTAGAGTTTGCTGATGCTGGAGGTGCTGGAGCTACTGGAGGGGGGACAGATCAAGCTTTCTTCGAGGGAGATCAGAATGTTACTACCTCTTACACCTTGACAGCAAATAAAAATGCTATGGCAATATCACCTACAATAGATTCAGGTGCAACTATAACCGTGCCAAGTGGTGCAATCCTTGTTATTCTTTAATCATGGCTTTAAATATTAACGGAACTACTGGTATTTCTGGAGTTGATGGATCAGCTTCCGCACCAGCTTTACAAGGTTCAGACAGTAATACAGGAGTAAGTTTTGGTACTGATACTGTCAACATAAATACAGGTGGATCGACTAGAGCAACAGTTGATAGTAATGGTCGTTTAGGAGTAGGCACAACAAGTCCACTTAGTTATGCTGGAGCTACTATTACAAACGATAATGGTCTTGCTTTACAAGGTAGCTCACAATCAAGACTCTTATTCAGACATGATAATGGTGGAACTAATAATAAATTGATGGATCTTGCATTTGATGAAGGGCGTATAAAAATAAGGCAAATTAATGATGATACAACTACAGCTACAGAGCTATATAGGTTTAGAAGTGATGGACAGTTTTGTGTTGGAACAACTGGTAATGTAACAGCATCAACAGGAGGTGCTACTTTTAGCCCTGCAAGTGATGGTCGCAAAAAACTTATGTTAGGTGTAACAGTTGCGTCAGGAAGAGGACTGGTTAATTTTTTTAATAGTAATGGTGAAGTAGGTGGTATAAATACTGACGGTTCTGGTACACAATATCTTACAAGCTCCGATTATAGATTAAAGGAAAACGTAGTTCCTATATCTGACGGAATTATAAGATTAAAAACACTAAAACCATCAAGATTTAATTTTAAAAAAGACTCAGATGTAACAGTTGATGGATTTTTAGCACATGAGGTAACAGCAGTTCCAGAAGCTATAACAGGAACTAAAGATGAAGTTGTTACACAACAATTAATAGATAGAGGAGATAAAGAACAAAGTGAATTAGGAGATCCAGTTTATCAGAGTATAGATCAAAGTAAACTTGTACCATTATTAACTGCTGCATTACAGGAAGCTATTGCTAAAATTGAAGTATTGGAAACAAAAGTCGCTGCATTGGAGTCTGCATAAATGAGCCAAATTAAGCTAAAACATAGCGGTGGTAATTCAGTAATCATAGCTGCACCAGATAGTAACCCTGCATCTGATCGCACTCTTAAATTACCTAGTAATGCTGATGGAACAGTATTGACTACAACAAACCCGAAAGCAGGGAATATAATTCAAGTTGTTTCTACAACAAAAACAGATACTTTTAGTCATACTGGTTCAACATCATTCGTTGATGTTACAGGTTTGAGTGTATCTATTACACCAACAAATGCAAGTAATAAAATTTTAGTTTTTTATGATTGCACTTATGGTTCAACATCAGGTCATAGTTTTTTTAAATTAGTAAGAGGTAGCACAGATATTAAAATAGGTGACGCAGCAAGTAATCGAATAAGATCTACTTTCATGATGCATAATTCAGGCACAACCGATGATTACAGACATACTAATTCTGCTGGTTCGTTTTTAGATTCTCCAAACACCACATCAGCAACAACTTACAAAATACAAGTAGGTACTCCTTATTCATCTTCTTATAACATTTACGTTAATCGTGGTGGTAATAATGATGATCAGACTTACAACGGGAGAACAAGTTCAGCAATTACAGTAATGGAGGTAGCAGCATAATGGCTATCTCTTATAATTAAGGTAAAACACTATGGCACTAGATCACGAAGCTATTTACAAAGCATACGCAGGCACAGTTGTTACCATTGATGACTCTACTGGTGCGTTTGATAAAGATGGTAAGTCTGTAACTCTTGAGCAAAGCAAGATAGATACTGCAAGAACTGAACTTAATACTGCTGCTGCTGCTATCAAGTATCAAACTGACAGAACAACTGATGGTTCTAAAACGTATGACACAATAGGTAATCAATTAGACATGATCTATGCAGACTTAGTTGCTGGAAAATTAGATACTACTGGAACGTGGGCTACTCACATCAAAGCTGTAAAGGACGCTAATCCAAAACCATGAGTGAAATCAAAGTAAATTCGATAAAAGGGGTAGGAGCTAGTGCTGCTGCTATTACCGTAAACAATTCTGATGGAACGTGTAGTGCCAACTTAAGTAATAGGCAAGGTAAAAACTTGATAATTAACGGAGCACAACTTATAGCCCAAAGGGGTGTGTCATCTACATCTTCTAGCTATCAAACTATTGATAGGTTTGCACATCTTGGGGCTGGTTGGGATGAAGCTATGACTCAATCTCAAGTAGATGTTGCAGGTGGCACTACACCCTACACTTTAGGTTTCAGAAAAGCCTTTAGACTTACTAATGGTAATCAAACAAGTGGTGTTCAAGCTGGTGATAATGTTCTTATAAGATATAAAGTTGAAGCTCAAGATATTGCGAATAGTGGTTGGAATTATGTATCTAGTTCAAGCAATATTACATTATCTTTTTGGGTAAAATCTAGTGTTGCACAGAATTTCTATTTTAACTTTATAGCACCAGATGGAACTTCTTATAATTACCCAATGGAAACAGGTTCTTTAAGTGCTAATACTTGGACTAAGGTAACAAAAACTATTTCTGGAAATTCAAATTTAACTTTTAATAATGATAATGGTGTAGGACTACAAATAGATTGGTGGGCATTTGCTGGAACTAATTTTACTGATTCTGGAGTTACATTAAATCAATGGGCTACATATTCCTCTGGTACGAGATTACCTGTTAATACTTCAACATGGTACACAACAAATGATGCGACATTTGAAATTACGGGAGTTCAACTAGAAGTAGGCAGTGTGGCAACAGATTTTGAGCATAGGTCATTCGGTCAGGAGCTTGCTTTATGTCAGAGGTACTTTTATATGCACGCTAGTGGGGCTGAGGCTAGTGCGAATAATCAAGCACCAATAGCCACAGGTGCTATGTATAATTCTCCTAATTGGAATGGTGTTGTTAATTTTCCTGTAAAGATGAGAACATCTCCCTCTCTTTATAAAGTACAAGGAACTGGTTATTTCATAATTTATGGTGATGGTGGCAGTGATACAGCTAATAGTGTTATTTTAGATTCATCATCTCCTCAAGCTGGCACTGTAAACTTATCTGGTGGACTTGCTCAAACTAGTGGAACTTCACATTGGGGATTAACAAACAACTCAGCAGCTAGACTAGGATTTGACGCAGAACTATAATCATGGCATTTCCAACAAATCCAATTTACAAACTTCTTAAAAATCTTCAAGGAGATGTATGGGCTGTAACAAAAGATTGTGGCTCATATAGACTTGACATTCCATTTGTTGAAGATAACACTGACTACCAAGAGTACCTTAAATGGGTAGCAGAGGGAAACACAGCCGAAGCTGCTGATTAATTAGTCTTATGTTGCATCTGCCTTGTCATAAGGCTCATGGTGACGTACAGAGGTGCTAATGCCATAATTCCTACAAAAGTTATTATGGTTACAGGCACTAAGGCTTTAGCAAAAGCTTCTCTCATAATATGGACGAAATATACTTACCAAACCTACCAGATACAAACTATATACTCAATCCTCCTAAAACAATTTTTTATCCCCCTGTAGCGGAGATACCTTATTTAGATCCAGTTCTTTTACCGAGTCTGGAACAAGTTCAGTCGGGTTTGGCAGAAGAGAAGGCAAATACTTCTTCAAAAGAAAAGGAGCAAGACGAGGAAGTAACAGATATAAAGCAAGAAGTGATCCCAACGAACCTGCCAAAAAACTTAGAAAATACTTCATTAGAAACTGTAGCTACTTTTAATATACCTCTATTCGGTGAGTTCCCAATACCTGCACCAGAAGTCATAGCGTCAAGTATGATTAGTGCAGGGGTGGCATCTACTGTAACTGTGGCAGGGTCAATTGCAATGCAAGCTGTAGTAGGTCAGATCAAGAAAATATTTAAGAAGATATTTACTAAGGTTTTAAAGAAAGAAGTAGCAAATGTTAAGGAAAAGATGGCAAGTAAAGATAAATGAGATATATTACATTTACAAGTCTTTCTTCCGATCTCATATTTAGGTTAATTAACCTCTGACCTAAATTAAGTGTGCCACGAAAGACAAGAGGTTTAAGCGAGTGTACCTGACTGATCTCTCTTAGATTTTTCAACGCCATGAGTGTCTAAGATGAACTCAGTACATCACTCGCTTTTAAATTTTTCGGGATTAGCTTTAACATAACTTCTTATATTTATTACATCACTACAAAGGTTTGCATAAGGTGATTTAGGATTAATCATATAACCGCTTGCATGAAGCTGTGAACACTTTAAAACTCTCACTAATTGCTTATCATGCACTTGCTTTGATAATTCTTCTTTGGCTAGGTCTAGCTTTACTTTTGCTAGATCCTCACACGTTTGATTACTACCGCCTAATGGAATCATAAAAGACATTTGTACACCCCAACCTTCATTGATGCTGTAAGTCTCTTCTCCTTGTGCATCATTACCTGTATAGAAAGGAGTTACAGCCATAGTAGGTTGACTGCAAACCAAGTTTCCAAACTGTTGTTTACCTGTCATTCCATTATTGATATTCATATTCTGATTAATTATTGATGAATTACCTACAGCATTAGGTTGAGCCTGTACATTTGTATCGCCTTCGGCTTTTGCTTTATTACTGACTAAAGACAGACAAAGAAGTGATAACGCTAGTAGTCGTAATCGAATCATTCTGTGTAATTTTTTCAGTCATTTGATTAGCAGCCCTTGTAGTTATAGACAAAGACCAATCGCTAGTTACAGTTTTTGGTGTAAATATTGCATCTGAATGAGCTATACCACCACTAGAAGCACTTGTAACCTCTATGTTTGATGCTTCCCAACTATTTATAGCTGCTCCATATTTTTCAGTTACTACAGATCTTGTTATTGTCTGTGTAGTATTCTCTGTTCTGTTACTAGAACCAGTAGTCCAAGAAGGCACTCCATTGGCATATACAGGACTAAACAAAAATAAAGACAGCAATAATAGTTTCTTCATTTTCTTGTATTATCAGGATCTACAATTAATTTTATAGGTGTATCTATACGAACGAGTTGTGTCTTACCTAACACTTCCTGTAACTCAGCTTTTACGTTAGTACCATTCTTACCTTTCTCACCACCTTTCTGTGTAATAGAAGCTCCAAAACTACTAGCAAGCCCTACAAAGACCGAAGCGATAAAGGTCGGATCTATTTTCTGCTGCGGTATTCCTAGTTTTGATAGATCTAAGTACGATAATGACAACATTGCTGTAGCCCAGGTCAACAAAATAAGTCTGACCCCTAGTGATACCAATTCAAATTGCTCTTCTCTGCAAGGTACAGCTTCTTGTAATTTGAACCATACACTTTTCTTTTGATCTTTTGGTTGTTCTGCCATAAATAAAAAACTACCTATAAATGGGGAGATAGCGTTATAGGCTAATAATAGGTAGTTATGGCAAACTTAACAAATCTTGGTATGTTTGGAAAGTAACACATTACTTTTATGTTAAAGATTTTAAAGCCAATACTGCTAAAATTCTTCTCTACAACTGCTGTGAAACGTCTTGTAGTAGATCTTCTTCGTGCTATTTGTAAGCAGACTACAAATACATTGGACGATAAAGCTGTAGATATGTTGGAGTATCAATTATTTCCCAAGCAGAACTAATGAAAGATAAAGACTTCTTTCATATACTTTTAGGTGAACCACCACCAGAAGTAGAGTTTGAGATTGAACTAAAGATTAGAGAAGTAAATCAACTACCTGATTCTTTATTAAGACAACATTGTTCTGATCTTGTGAGACACTCAAGACTACAAGACCTATTGCTTACTGCTGCTCTTACTCGTATG